GCTGCGCTTGTGGGATGTAGCTACCAGCCATGTACTGTTGACCAAGTTGTGCTTGCTGTGCTTGCTGCTGCTGTGCTTCTTGCATAGCCATGAGTGCTGCTTGGTTCTGTGCTTCAGCTTGAGCCTTAGACAACGCAAGCTGCTCAGGAGTACCCCCAAACATATTAGTGCGTACACCTAAGCGTCCTTGGTTAGCCAAACGCTCTTCTAGCATTAACTGCTGACGTTGCTCCTCAGGCGCTTGCATGGCTCGTATAGCGTTGTATACGTCCTGCTCACGTTCCTGTGTAGGCATCATAGCCTGCTGGTAGAACTGCCCAGCGCCGCCAAAGAGCTGCTGTTGTAGCGCCTGCTCCTCTGGTGAAAGACCCATGGCTACACCAACACCACCGCCTTCCATGGGAACAGCACCAAACTGACCACCTGTAGCAGACGTTACAGTAAACGGTTGGAACTGGGTCTGCTCAAGTCCCTGCTGCGCTATCTGCTGTGCTCCTTGTTGAGCAGCTTCACCGATAGACCCTAGCCTGTCGTAGGCGTTAGAAACAGCAGCAGCTCCTCCTAGGCCAGCCAAAAGCCCGCCTGCGCCGCTTAAAAAGTCATTCCAATTCATAGCGTTTTCCCTAGTAATGCGTACACATTAATTTCCTGTATTGACAAAATGTTAGTTGAAATGTCGGCTTCAATACCTACCGTAACAACAGCGCCTGAACCTGTTGTGTTAACAAAACGTCTGCTCACTGTCGTTCCAACAGAGTACTCTGACAGACCAAACTCAGCTTCACCAAAGTAAGACGTAGAGCCTCCACCTAAAGTAATAGAAGCACTTGAGTAGGAGTCATCTAAATCGTATCCCCATAGCATTGTTACAGGGTCTTGTCCGTCAGCAACAATAGATGGTCTTATCTTCTTTAGTATCTTAGTACGTGAAGGGTCACCAAAGGTAAGCCCTGGACTGTAGTATCTAAAACGATAAGACTCTCCGTTGTCTGAGTAACCAGAGTACGTTCCTATTCCTTCTGACGTACCTATGTAAACTGTACCGTCAGTCTTTTTCTCAAACGCTTTGAATGTGCTAGAGGGCCAGCGAGTAACACGATACGAATTGTTCTCTAGCCTTGTGCGTAAATCAAAGCAGTACACAATATCTTGATCTGGGAACGCAATTAAGTAAAAGGCGTTCTCTGGGCTATACACAGTAGCCGTTGGTTCTGTGCGTGTTAAAATGGCATCTACAAGTTCTGTTTTAATGTTTCTGCTTAGGTCTGAAAGAGGCATAGACTTTTCTTGGATAGTCCTGCCAAAGCTACGGAGGCCAGAAGGAGACATGAACAGTACGTCAGTACCTATGTGTTGCACTGAGTTACGACAGATGACACCTACACCAGCTACCGTATCTACAAGGGACATCGTTGCTGGAGTATCAGCGTTTTGGTACACAAGGATGCTGTGGTTGCCGAAAACAACTAACAGGTTGTTGTGTGCAGCTATAGCTCGTATCTCGTCAAACCCATCAGGCCACGCTTTAGATACGTCAATAGATCCGCTGGATCCACCAGTAAAGTCGTGACCAATCAACAGGTCAGACCAATAAATAGTTGAGTTGTCTGTAGCTGTGCCTACTACCCATAATCTGCCAAAGGCCGCTAGAGCCTCGTGACAGTACTGGGCAGAGCTAACAGAGGCTCCAGATACAGCAGACATTTTGGTTACTGCGCCTAGACTGTTGCTGTACACGAGAGGCTCATAGCCACGCTGAAAGAAGTAACAATAGTCGTTAAAGTTAACTATCTTCCAGTTGTTGTCAGTAATAGTGTAAGACGCAGGAGTCTCATCAACAAGTATAAGATCCCCAGATAAAATCTTGTTGTTGCCTACACTAAATAACTTTTCGTTACCACCGCTATCATGGAAGTAATGTATGTTGTGTATGCGATCAGAGCCTAACTCAGTTGCGTTTGTAGATACATCAGCAATACCTTTTCGTGAGGCAATACGACCACGCTTGTCTATAACTGCATTATCAGCAACCTCAGCAAACGAAGGGTCTTGTGCTAACGGAGAATCCTCTGTGTTAACACCCTTGAACGCAGGAGCTACTAAGTTAATTGTCTGTAACGGTTGCGCCATGTTTTATCCCTTACGGAGCGTACCAAGTGGTTTCATCAGGGTGCTTGGCTGCATCTAGAGCAATAGCATCACTAAGGAACTTATCGGCAATAGCAAAGTACTCTGGAGTGGAGGTACCACCTGTCTCACCACGCTCACGGGCTAACAAAGCAACTGCTAAGTGGATCACAGGCATCTCAGGTATAACCAGCGTGTCACTGTCTAAGCTCAGGTTGTCGTTACGGATAACGCTGTTAAACCTGAGTGAGTACACGCCATCAGGCTGAGGGTACACCTTAATCTTTGTATCGCCACTGGCGTCTAAGTTCTCAAACGTGTAGTACTTAGGTGAACCACTAACGACTTCGTTGTTGTAGTACTTGTCGTTGAACCAAGCAACAGGCTGGTACTCCATGAACTCGTTAGAGGTGTCGTTGATAACATCTAGCACTTTTATGGTGTCGCTAGAGTTGGACAGGGTGTAACTAGAGGTTCCGTCTACTGTAGATACAACAATAGTGGGCGTACGTAGAGCCGTCCAGTCCCAAGCTGTCTCTATGAGTTTCTTTGCGTCGTTAACAAAGTCACCTACCATCTTACTGTACGTCGTAGCAGTAACAGTGGTAACCTCTTCTTCACGCAAGCGTCGCAGTACGTTGTTTATAATATCTAAATATGTCATCCAAACATTCCACTGTTTCTGTTAATTAAGTCGTTCAAAGAAGCTACATAATCTGTCTGACGGTTTTGGATCAAAGGTTGTATAGAAGGTGCTTGGTAACTAATACCTGCCATAAACTTTTCAAAGGGCTGCGGAGACATCATACCCTGCTTTTCAACAACTCTCTCGCCGTCTCCTTCACCTCTACCATCGCCGTCTCCAGTCCCTTCTCCTGTACCACCGCCGATACCTGTACCAAACCCAGTACCTGTTCCAGTACCTGTGCCACTTCCGTCACCTCCACCTTCACCAGTACCTGTGCCAGTATCTCCTCCGGTTTCTGTGCCGGTTGTTTCTGTAGAGGGTTCTGTAGAGGTTCCTGTGTCTGTTTCTGGCGCAGTCGTTGTCGTGTCTTCTAAGTCTACAGTCGTGTCTGTAGGCGTAATAACATCTAAATCAACAACGTCTTCTTCTTCTTCAGGTGGTTGTTCAGTAGGCTGCTCTGGAGGTTGTTCAGGTGCTGTTGATCCTTCGCTATAAATTTCAGTTTGTCCTGGAGTGTAAGGCCCATACACAGGAATCCACCCACCCTCTGTATCGCCCAAACCTCCTGACCAAACGTATCCTGTTGGTTCTCTTTCGGGTATTTCAGTACCTAATGTTTCTTCTGCTTCTTCTTCGTTCCATGTTTTACCAGTGTACTTTTCGTATTCAACTATAAGACGGTCGCGGACTTCAGGGTCGGTTTCGTTTAATATAGCTTCTATAAGCTGGCGCTCAACAATGTCGTCACCATCGTCTGTAGTATCACCAAAAGGGTCTTCAGCACCCATTAGTTCTTCTTCAGAAACTTCTTCTTCTACAGGGGCTGCTGTGTCAGCTTCTTCAGCACCTCCACCGCCACCACCACCAGCTTCTCCAGCGTCAACTGTGTAGTCTCCTACGACTATACCAACGTCAGCCGGGTCAAAAACAAAGTCACCTTCTTCGTTTAAAGTTCCTTCAACTGTTCCTGTGCCGCCTACGTCCCAAGCAACATCAGGTTCTTCGTATTGAGTTCCTATATAATCAGCAAGCAATGGATAATCATTGCGTATTGAATCTAAATCTATTTCTTCTCCAGAATTTATGGCAGCAAGAAGATCTCTAATCTCTTGCACTTCTTCTGGCATATACTCTCTTTCATCGCTTTGACCAGTAAACTCTGGGCCGCCAACATAAGTTAAGTATTGGTCAAGAATATCAGCAAGCCACTGATACCTAGGGTCAAAGCTACTAAGAAAGTCTGTTACATCTGGAGTCCCAAGCTCTTCGCCTATAACTGTACTTCCAATTGGAAACGTTGGCCCGTCTAAATCAACGTTTCTTTCTGTAAAACTTGGTTGAGAATTAAGTTGATTTAGAATATCTCCATAAATATCTTGATCGGTAGACTCAGAATTTTGATTTGAAATGTGCTCTAAAGAGTGTGGCATTAGTTTTTACCCCGTAGAGCCATAATCTTGTCAGCACCACGGATACCAAAACTAGCCGTTACAGCAACATATAAAAGGTACTGATACCAGTCAGGCAGCTTATCTAGCTCTGTAAACGCAATACCAATGCGCTCTATGATGTCCATATCGTTCATACCAATACCCCACACAATGGCTACAATCGGCCCTGAGAGCAACACAGTAAACCACTCGTCTTTCCATGAGGTTGCGCTTGCACTCGCCATGAGTTCTTCCCACGACGCTGTAGTCCTAATGGCTTCAAGCTTTTGCTCATGCTTAGCTTTTGACTCTTCACGGCGATTGGTGAACCACTCTTTTACAACCTCGGCTACTGCACCTATTGCTGCTGCCCACATAAATCACCTCATAAAGTAAAACAAAGAAGAAACACCAGCAGTTATCATCACCCAAAAGAACCGCTCTACGGTGGCTGATGTGGTCTTGTTCTGATGTACCAACTTTGCTACTGAATCTAAATCGTTTTCTTGTTGATCTAAGCGGTACTCAAAGCGAGCCATACGGTCACCTTGAGCCACTAGCTTTTCCTCAACACGACTAATCTCAATCAAAGCCTCACCTAGTTTGTCTAGTTTACTCTCAATTCGATCAA